CGACTCGTGAGAGAAGCTGCCAAAGGGTCAAATTGTTAATTGACCCTTGTCCACCCTCGGTTCAGCCTGATCCGCCGAGAGACGGATCTGACCGGGACCTGACCGCTACCCTTGCGTTCGAGAGAACACAAGGACTCGAGAACATGATTCCAATCATGACTCTTGCGCTTATGCTCAAGAGTCTCGAGACGCCATACGCAAGTCGCGAACCACTGGGAGGGACGACGCCAATAGGCGTCATTCCAAACTAGTGATTCGAGATTAGAAAACTCCGCAATCCCGCCATGGTTGCGATCATTCGTTAAGAATAATCGTTTTCCATAACGAGAATACAGACGTTTCCTAAGTGTATAGTAAGTAGTGGTTGCAGACTCCTCGTATCCCGCTATGCGCAAGCGCATAGCGATGTCCGAAAGAGCCTGAAGCCCCGTAACATGTTCGGCATCTATCGTAGTCTTCCAACGAACTGGAGTGACATCGACGCCATTAAAGGCATCGACACCACAGGATTCACGGAAGGCCCCGCGCCAAAAGGATTTCTCCTGATTGACGCGCAAACCGAATGATTCGAGATCGTTTATGACTTTCTCGACGCATTCAGTAGGAACTATGATATCGTCACCGAACACAAAGGCAGCACCAGGTTGACGAAACCCTTGGTGTTGCATTGATGCTACACACATAGCCCAGAAAACTAGGCTCTGTACAGGAAACGTTGTTGCGTTCCCCATAGGAGCGTAGCAATTCAAGCTCCCCTTTACGCTCATATTCTGAGCATAATCGGGAATCTTGAATTCCTGGGCACGACACGAACCGAACCACTTGTACTTACTCCCAAAGAGTATCTGTACAAGAATGTCAGAGATACGATCCGAAGCCTCTTTCATATCAATCGTGGCATAACGCCTCGATTGAGATGAAGTTAAGGCTAACCGACCGTTAACTGACTGATCATCGAACCAGATCCGGCCTCGCGGCCAGGGTCCTCGGCTCGATCTCTCGAGAGAGATAGCTCTCTCGAGCTCGCAACGCACTCCCTGTTGAAGCCAAATGGCTTCAGCAGGGTGGACACATATCAATCTAGGTCCACGGCTGTCCTTCGGGACAGCAATGAGCTTAGCGGATATAATGTCACGGCTCTCAGCGTC